GGGTAGTGTTGAAGATATCATATTCGCCTTGTGATTGAACAGTTCCATTCTCAGCGTACGAGATTTTTTCTTGGAAGTTCACACCACCAGAGGCTTTAACGATATTGCCTTTAGCTTTTAAGCGATTCAACAACGGGTGGTTGTCGATGATATTGCTGATAATTTCTGGTTTGTAATTATTCAGCGTGGTAGTTAGTGCTTGACCTACGTCATTTGGATTAGCCATTTTAATTCTCTATTTAATTGTTTAAATAGATATTGAAGCTTAATTACCGAAAAATTGGTCATAAATATCAGACATTGCGTCTCTTGATGAGGCGGGTTTAACGCCAGCAGATGGAGAGCGACCTGTAAACTTCTTAAGCTTCTTAGCTTTTTCAATTTCGGCAGCTCTTTTTGCTTTTGCTCTTTCTAAAAGTTGCTCATCTCTTTCGGCTACTAGGTCATCATCAAGCAGAATTGCTTTCTGATAAGCCTTTAACAATCTTTGTTGGCGTTCTGCCGCATTTTTAGGAGATCCAAGTCTTTGCTTTTCAATTCCCAAAATATCAAAGATCGAATCTTGTAGTTTCTCGAAATGAGGGTATTTTAGTTCCCCTTCTTCATTTAGACTATCCGCAAAAGAATCAATCTCTTGCTCGATAGTTGATAGCTCGTCTTGTGATTTTTGACCTTTTAAATTCTGTAATTCGCGCTTAATATCTTCTAGCTCTTTGTCTCTTTTAATCTCTTCAGGGGTGCGATAATCATAATCGTCCTCATTCTGAACAGGTGCATCAACGAGACTGCCCAAATCAATTTTAGTGATTTTGGCGATATGTTTTAGTGCGGCCAATGGGTCACGATCAATAAATTGGATCAGTTCCTTCGTTGAGCCGTATTCTTTTTTAAGATTTCCGAGTTCAAGACTAAGTCTGTCTTCTCTGGCACGGACTATTTTCCCTGCATCCAAAATCTTAGTTTGTAGCTCTTTATCTTGTACCGATTTGACGAGATCTTTGAACTCTTTAGGTTGCCCTGAAAGCTTCCTATCAAGTTCCTTCTGCTCCTCAACTTCAGGATTCTTTTCTTCTACTTCGGAAGCCTCTTCTGACTCCTCTTCTTCTAATTCATCCTCAAACTCTTCCAGCATTGGGTTGGGAATGGCCTTTTTAGGCTCTACTATTTCTTTGGGTTCTTCTTTTACCTCATTTACTTCTTCAGGGAAGAATTCATTTAATTGCTCAGATAAAACTTCATTAGAACTTTTGTCTTGAATCATGTTTTTAGTTTAGAGTTATTATTTTGTATACACTTTCCGCGTACTTTGTATTTCCAGATAATTCTTTGTCAAATACTTTAATAGTCTTTAATGTGGCAACCAGCCGCTTTTATTCCGTCCATGTAAGAGCGTTTAGAATAATGCATTTTACTGTCAGCATGGCTAAAAATACCGCCATGCTTGTTAATATAGCCGTCAACCGTTAGGTCTTCCTTTCCTTCAACGTGCTTAGCTGTCATTGAGTCAACATCGACCCAATCATAACCACCATTTTCGTTTTTAACTAATTTCTTGATCATTAGATTACCGTTGGTTTATTAGCCTCGCGGATAGTATCGTTTAAAACTTCAGTGCGAGCTTTTACAATCAGATCAAGGCGTTTTGCCTTTCTGTCCGCTTCGCGGTTTACGTCTTCGAATTCCATTTTATCTTGGTGTTCCTCAAGTTTGAACAAGCCTTCGGCCTTTTTAATGTCAATTTCTTGTTGTCTTAATTGAGCATCAGATTGCATTTTTTGAGCATCTAATTGAAGCCTTTGTTGCTCCAATTGAATCTGAGCTTGGGCTAGCATTTCCTCAGCAGAAGGTTGTTTCTCTTCTGGTTGTTGGTCTTTAGTGCTTAAAGCTTCTTCTACGTTGCGCCCAACTTTAAACGGCTTGCTGACAAACATTAGGAATTGTTGGAAAGCTTCAGGAGTTATAATCTGAGCTTGAACTAACGGGAAGAAAGCGGAAGTGAAGTTACTGATTGCAGTGATATACTCAACACGGTCTTGTTTTTCCTGTTGTTGGTCAACTCTAATTGTAGAATCAGTTTCAACATCAATCGCAAAAGTACGCATCTTGTCATTCTTGATAAGAGATTCGATTTCTTGTAGTTGCTCAGGAGTTGCAGCGTAACCCTTTAAAACTTCCAAAGGCTCCTTCATAGTCTCTTTGAAGCCCTTTTCTGCTTGCTGTTTAAGCATGTCCATTTTTTCTTGAGCTTGTGGATCATTTGGGTCAATTTGTCTTTGAGCTTCCATCATTAAGACTTTCAGGCGGTCTCTTGCTTGCGCTGCGATTGTGTTAATATCGACAATCTTCAAACCAGTCATTTCAACAAGTTCTTGGATGCTGTAGTTCTCAACAGTCATTTCAATTAACATGCGAATCAAATCTCTTGACCAGAATTCAATTTCTTTTTGTAGTGGCTGGATACGAGAGATTGCAAAGTTGCCCTTAAGTTGTTGAGCAGTCGCAGTTTCAGAAGCCATCGAAACACCGCGCACAATGTCAGAAATGCCGGTAATGTCTCTAATGGCATTAATGATTTCGATCTTATGCTGTTGCAATTCTCTGATTGTCAGGATAATTTCATTCAGAGGCTTAAATAGGACCATGTCAGAGGCTTTCTGTAAGCCACCAGTTCCTTTAAGTGGGGTGAAAGTTCCATCTTCACCATTAAACAAGGCTTCGATATCTGAGCCTTCAGCAACTGAGTTGTAAATGCCTGTTGCTTTGCATTGCTGGATTAGTGATTTAATCCTCGCATCAACTTGGTTTAGTTCTTCTGCTTGTGATTTGTAATAACGATAAAGAGGAATTGGTAGGAGTGAACAAGGATCAGATTTACAGCCAAGAGGTGCGGGCATTGGAAAGAAAGCTCTCAGCTTGTAGGGATCTTCCTCTCTTGACAATAAAACACCATCACCGCCAAGAGTTGCAAAGATTACTTCTTCAGCTTCTTTATCCCAAATCTCCCAGACTTCAGCCATTTTAAATAATTCGCTTTCGTTTGGCTTATCTAATGAATCAAGGCGAGTTTTGTTTAAAGCAACAGCTTTAACCTTAGCGCCAAAATCTTCCACTAATTCTTTGCGAGTCTTATAATGCCTAAAAGCGACCCATCTAACCTTAGTCCATTCTTTTTCAGTAGACATCCTGAAGTCTTCCCACGGCCAGTATTCAATGCGGCATTTCTTATCGGTCGGATCAAATTCTTCTGTGCCATCTTCCATTTCAATTACTTCCTCTGGGTCGTAGCAAACACGAGCAACGCCACGGCCACCAACTAAATAATCATCACGGCACTTGCCAATTACATCTTCTGCATCTGCATCGTTCAAATACAAATCAACAACTCTTTCCATCATTTCAGAGGCTATTTTAGCAACTTCGTCTTCATCTAGAAAGCGTTGAGTAATGTTTGGTTTTGGTAGCTTAGAGAAGACTAGAGGGCGAAGGGTTTGAGTATTTGCCCAGAACACGTTGTAGCGTTTGGAATCAGTGCCATCGTTATTGAATTCGTCTTTATAAATCTTGAAGTATTTGTCAGCTTCATCGCGCCACTTCTGTTCGTAGTTATTGGCATTTTCAAGCTCTTTAGTCCATATTTCAACTAAGCCAGCATTGCCGCCAGATAGTGCTAAATCTTTCTTGGTTTCAACTTGGTCGGCTTGCATTTGTCTTTTAGTTGGTTTTCACATTTATTTAGAACTAAAGACGCTTTGCAAGCCTCGGGTATTATACTCTTTTGTTTCTTTTATTGTGTCAAGTTCTTTTTATATTCTAATATTCTATCCTTAGCCTCTGAGATTCTTCTCTTGCAATAAGCCCTAATATCTTGTGATTTGATTTGCTTTTCTGTTAGGACTATTGAAGCCCAGAACTCCTTGCCATTGTGAGAATCAGAAAATGCCATAATTCTGACGTGTGGGTGACTCTCTGGGACGAACATGTATTTAATCTTATTTTCATCGAATTCATCCATCATTTCAGCAGTAGGAGTTGTCCAAGGGTCTTTATTCATGACTCTCCCTCAATTGCTTTTCTATCGAGTTCTTTTTCAAGAATTTCTGTATTCTGTACTTCTTCCTGCGGAAATTATTTTTTAAAGCCTTCTCATCTATAAAAATTTCGGGTGCTAGCGACCAATGATTAGCTACTACTTCACGCCTAAACAAATAAGATTCGAATTTTGGGCAAGTCTTAGTGCCATGTAGGTATAAAGCCCACACGCCTTTTTGATCGAAAAGAGATTTTGCATATCGCTTGAAGTCCTTAAATTTAAAATCACTCATAACTTTCATTCATTTTCTTTTTAAAGGCGTTCTTTCTCACGTTGTGAGGGTTAAAATCTTTCCACCATTGCTCACCAATTTCGAGTGGCGTTGGGGTAATGTTTACCACAATCGGGCGGCTCATGCAATTATAGCGAACCTCATCAACTGCGTGATCCTCTAGGTCTGAGTCTAAATCTTCAGGCTTACTTGGATCATACTGCATAATAGGCAAGGTGCGAATTAAGTTTTTACAATCTTTAGTAAAGTAAATTAAAGGCTTTCCTTCTTCTCCAATTAACCTACCTCTGATTTGTTGCCAACCATTGATCCTTTTATTGTCAGCCTCGCGATAATAGCAACCATAATCTGCCAACTCCTCCGCAATAGACTTACCACGAGAAACGTCAAAGATTGCTGGATCTGCTACCATGTCAGACATTTTTTCGCCTTCTTGCAGCCTCATTGTTTCCAATGCGATTTCCTTATTGCTTAACTTTAAACCTTCATTTGCTTTGCCAGTGCAGCCATAATATTCACGATAAAAGATTAACGAACCACGCGGGAAGCTTCGTTTAATCCCTCCGCACATAACAGAGGAGCCGTCGCTGACTGCTGACCAATGCGTAGAAAAAGGTTTGGAATAACCCCAATCGAAACTCCTTATTCTCGCCCAATCAGCAGGAATCAAGAAAGGCTCGATTACATGAATATCTTTATTAAACTGATCGAAATAAGCGCCTTCAATAGCATCCCAGTCACCATCCAACATTGCCTTTGCCAATGCTCCACCAAGTCCAATTAGTTTATTGGCATAAAGTGGATCGTTTAGCATCATCGTTGGGTTGTCTTGTAACTTAGCAGGGATAAACTGCCTTAGCATCCCGCCTTCTTCAGGCTCCATTTGCCGCACTTCCATTGGCGAGCAATTATCAATGAAGGTTTCTTTCACGAATTGGTGTCCAATTCCCCCGGGATTTGAGCCGCATATAATCAATGGCAACTTTGCTTTGTATTTCTCAGGCACGGTAAGTGAGCCAATACGACAACGGCCGCGAAGGAACTTGTAAATCTTCTCTGAGAAGTGAGTAAGCTCATCAATTAGCAGCACATTAATCTCAGCCCCTTGGTATTTAATCACATCTTTTTCATGCTGGCAGTGACAGAGGTAAATCTTTGATCCATTCTTGAAAGTTATCTCGCTGTCAGATAGGCGGACAAACTTCGATTGAATAAGTGGGGCAAGTAAAGCAGCAAAACCAGAAGCTCCTTCAATGTGGTTTTTAGCTAAGTCAGCAAATACTCTTCTGAAGAGATAGATTTGAGTATTGGGAATGTCGAGAGCGAGAATAATTGCGATTACTCGCATTGTGTGAGACTTCCCACCTCCTGCTGCGCCACCATAAAGTATTTCAGTTGCGGGACTTAGGAAGCAAGCAGATTGTCTGGGGTGGAGTTCTAGATTAATCATTAAGCATCAATCGTGTTGGATTCGCTAACCTTGCCGAAACAATGTCTTTCCCAAGAATTTCAATGCAATCAAACAAAGGCACTGGATTACTAGCTTTTCCAGTCAGCGAAACATTAAGACTTGCCCCAATCTTATTATCGAGCTTTCCAATGCAATTACTAATTGATTCTCTAGTCCAGATTTCTAATTGAGAAAGCTTCTGAAGCATATCACTTACAATAGCCTCGTCAAAATTCTGCAGTTGTTTAAATTCTTTTACAAGTTTTGCGTCTGGATTGCCTTTGCACTCAGTGTCTAAGCAATCGCAGGTTTGACCACAAATAAATTCTTTTTTATTCATATTAGTGCTTGCAATTAAAGATAAATATCTTGACATTTCGCGATACCGGCAACGTGGGTTAAACTCAAAATCTCTTATGTCAGACTCAAAAAAGTTCAAAAGTGTTGGTGAATTCAATCGCTTCCACAAGAACAAAGCTAAGCTCCGTAAACAAATTCGGCTCTTAAAGAAGAAAGAGTACGAAGAATTTCTAGAAAAAAAGAAAGCAGACTCCCTACTATTTATTTAAAATCACATTCACGCTCGGATTCAATGGAGCTTCTGAATCTCCTCGCAGTGTTGTTGAATCGCCAAACCTTGATGGATTTTTTACCCTTGCAGCCCAGCGGTAATGGCTCGCTAACTCTTTTTGTCTCGTCACTTTTGCATTGGTGTCAGCTGATTCAATCTCAAGAATAGCTTTTTCGGCTTTTGCAAAGTAAGATTCGGCGCTGTCTTTTTGTGCTTGTTTCGCGCGCACGGAATAGTCCGACTCAGCTATAAACCAACTAATATTCTCCCTCCTAACCAAAAACCTCTCTTGGATATCATCATAACTCTTTGCATCCCCAAGCATTGCAATAATCTCTTCGGCGTTCTCGATTAGGATTTCCTTCTGAGTCTTTGGCTTCTTTTTGTCTTTCATTTAACACCCCCCGATTGTAGCATTTTATCTTTTCCTTGCTTAACAGCAATTTTCTTTAAAAATTTATTTTCTTTGTTCAAGTTATTATTCTTTTTATTTAACAAGCCAATCTCATAACGTAAATTATGAACCTTTTGCTCTAATTCGGAAATTTTAGAGAAACTATTTTCAACAATAATTTTCAATTGATCCTTATCCTCTACGGAAGATTGCTCTTTCTTTAAGAGATATTTTTCAATGTTGATTTTTTTCATTAGAACTACTTTACGGACAAATAATTGAATTACTAACCCCCACACAATACCCACACAATTTTATTCTTCAACCCTTTTCTCTCTAGTACCTAAAGTATTTACACTACATTTACTTAGTACATACATTTTGCCTATTTAGCACCCAAAACAATCTCAAACCTTTTTACACCTTTTTACGCCTAAGTTGCCCCATAAACTTCACCAACCCTTCTGGCTCTAGTCTCTAATTTATTTGCACATTCTTTTAAATAATCGCTTGCACAATAAAAAGGTGTGTTGCATAATGAGTTCACACCAAACAGCAAATCAAAAACAAATGAGGGCAATGAAAATGAAAATCGAACAATCATTCTACGGCAAACAAGCAATTAGCGAATTCGAATTAGGCAACGGCTTAATCCTTGAAGTTTTAACAATGAAAAGATATGGCGGCAATGTAGCAACTACTTTCCAAGTTTGGAAAAAAATATCCGAAACATCGCGTCAAACCGCTTTTGATTTCAAAACAAGATTCATCGACCACGGAAAAGTAAGATTGACTGAGAAAAAGCTGGTTGAGTTGCATAATTCAGCGATCACCAACAAGAATTTTCTAGCTGAAAACTTTATTGTAGTTGAGCAAGCTAAATTTAAATCAAGCCCTTGTGCCAAAGTCCTAAAATTGATGGATAGCGACCATAATTATCAAG